AATAGATCAACCTGTAAATCACCCCAAAATTCTTGTCTTGCATTATCCATGTTTTTTTCACCTCCTTTCACACATTATTTTACACAATAAATTTGTGTGTCTATATAAATAGTTAAAATTTGAAATTTAAAAAAGAGGGTGTAGGTTTATTATGAAGAAGTAGCTATTATTGTTTTTTCTCGTACTCTCGTCTAGCAGATTTCGCTTCAGCCCAAGCTTTTTGTCCTTTTTTAGAACCAAGGTCAAAATCACTAGGATCAAGAGGTTTTGAGGGGTCTACAATAGGTGCATAACTTCCTCTACCTTTGCGTTTAGGAGTAGCGGATTTAATCCGTTCCTCATCTTCAGCTTCCTTTAATCTTGATGCAATGTAAGGAAGCTTCGCAGCCTCTTTTATGGAGATTCCCTTGACTTTCGCAAGATCCTTGACTTCATTCTCAACGTCTTCAGGTAAATCAAGATTTTCTAAGTCTCTCTTTGCCTCTCTTTCGTCGAGTTTCTTATTAAAAGCCTCTTCTGAAAGTACAAATGGTTCTCCTTGTGGGGATTCCCCTTCCTTTGGCTTAACCTCGGGTTTTTTTTCAGTAGTCTTGGATAGTTTTTCCCTGTAATTTATCTTTTGCTTAATTGTTTTAGATAATATCTCTCGTTGGGCTTTTCTATCCTTGAGTAGTTTCCCAAAAAGTTCAGGCTCATCCTCAGGATCAATTCCAAAGTCTTCAGCTAGTTTACTTTTTAATTCTTCCTCTTTGACTTCTGCTGTTGCCTCAGCATCAGATTCTTTCTCTTCTTCAGAGACTTCTTCAACTTTAGCTTTATCTTTATCTTTGTCTTCGTCCATTGGACTTCAATTCTTTCTTGCTCTTAGAGCTATTGTATCTCTACAATAATATTTTTTTAATTACATCAAAGTGAACATTAAAGTTCGATTTTATGTCCACAGTTGGGACATAAGATACCTGCCTTGACGTTTACTAATTTGATTGCATAGTTACGAGCTTTGGCAAATTCTTTTGCCAAATTAACAAATTCTTTACCATGAATATTTTTAGTGTATCTTCGGATTTCAATTGATTTATCAAAAACTATAGCAGTATTTATATCTTCTTTGTTTTCTTCAGGTGAAGCTTTAATAATATTTTTATTTTTGTTGTCTTTATTCTTAGATGACATATATTTATTTAATACTTTATAATTTAGTCTGTCAAGCACTAATCAATTATAGAAAAGATATCATTCATTTGTTTTGCTGTGATCTCTTTAGGGACATCTTTAATATTAATTTTGTGCAAATCAATTTTAATTTCTTCTTCTAAAAATGATTTAAAATCCTCTTCCTGTTTTTTTATATCTTCTACTGCAATTTTATGTTTCTTTTTTAAATCATCTGACTCTTCATTAAAAGCTTTTTTATCTATTATTACGAACTTTTCAATTCCATTTTCTGTCATCCTCTTTGGTTTACCATCAATTTTTTCAGCATGTTTTTCAGCAAGGGCTATTCTTTCTTTCTCATAGGCAATTGATTCTGGAGTGGATTTATAAACTTTTTGAAGGATTGTTTGGATAGCATCTATCTCAGATTTTATCTTAGATAAATTTTTAGAAGAGGCATAAGCAAATTTGATACCAGTTAAATGTCCTGTAGCGTGAAGTCCATTATGTAAATTTAAAATTTGTTGTCTAGTTAGCTTCATAATTACACTATATTATAATCCATAATTTTTTGCAACTTTTTTTACTTTTTCTCTACGCAACCTCTTCAACTTCTCTCTTGGATCTGGATTTTGAGCCTTTTCAATAGCATTTTCTATCCAAGTTCTTATTTGTTTTTTTGTTCCTTCATTACCCATAGGTATATTATAAACCTGCACGTTTTTTTGCTACATTTATTTCCTCTGCCGTATGCTCACGTTTTTCTTTAAAATCAACAAATGGAGCTAATATCTCTTGTAGTTTTGAAGCAGCCATTGCACGCACTCTCACAGTTTCACCAGCTTTTTTATTACTTAAATCCTTTAAATCGTCAATAGAATTTAACTCATCTATCTTATCAATGATGATTTTCTGAAACTCAATAAAATGAGGATCTTTTCTGAGTGCTCTTATTAATTCATCCATAATCTATTATAACAATATATTTATATTTTTTCAAAGTCCATGACTTTTTGCCACTTGGTCTGCTCTCTGTGCTCTTTGTACCCTTTGGACTATTTCTCTTTGCTCATCAACTGGTGATTCCATAATCTCGTTTTGCATTGCCAAAGCATCCGGAACGTCATCATGTGCCCCTTTTGGGAACACAACTAATTCATCTTCCAAATCTTTACATGAATTTTCAATATGATAGATGCCACCACTTGAATATCTCGGTATAAGTCCTCTAATTCTAACTTCTTTTTGTGTTGTTGGCTGTTTTATCGGAACAATATTCGGAAACTTATTCCTTTTTATACAGACATCTTTATAGAAAGGCTCAACCGCTTTTAAATAAACAGTCTCTTCGATTCCTATTTTTTCAAAACCTTCATCATGCAATTTAAAAATATATTCTAATAATTCTTTAGAGTCAAAATGTACTCCCATAGCCTTGATATTCCACTTGTTTTGTCTGTCCACATAATTTCTAATTATTCCTGTTCTATCATTTTCTAAACCTTTACCCCCTGGGTCTATTGTAGCGAATTTTCTAGTATCTAAAGCTTCAACTTCATCCCAAGACCTACTCTTAAACCATTTTTCTTCAAACTCCTGATTTTCTGAAGTAATTGGGCTACATTGATATAGTGCAGAATTACTTGAAGCATAACCCCATGCAATATAGTTTCCTGTTTCCGTTTGTAAAGAGTAAACTTTTTCTTTTTTTCCTTTTATAAAATCCAAAACTTTATCTTCTTCCTTAATGTATTGATGGCTTCTCCTTAATAAAACATCTACAACTTGATCTTTTTTTGCCAAATCGGTATACCTAAGTAACTTTCTATATACTTCTCTTGGATTTCTGGTTATAAAATCCACTTTTGGTGCCCAGTCATCCTTGACTCTGGTAATTGATTCATTGAAATCTATTTTCAATTCTTTCAAAACACTTCTAATTTTATCTACAATTGGTTTATTTTTTCCATTAGTTTGTGAAATGTATATAGCACTATTGGCAATATGACCCTCTCCGTCTATAATCCCTGCTAAATAATTCCATAACATCTTTTCTCTTTCTGTTAATTTATTTTCATAAGGTTCTTCAATAAACATCAATCGTGGACCACCATGACTTTTTCTTATTTTTATTGGAGCATATGCTTTTCTCCCATTTATTGTTTTTGTTGATTCTGCCCCTTCAATCCTTCCAGTAAACCAGCGGTGATTTCTTGTACACCTTGCTTTTCTTCCTGACTCCAAAAATATATCATATACATAATCAGTCAATGAATTAGTTGCCAAAACCTTCGTTTTTTTAAGTACACCATTATATCTTTTCCCATCTTTTGTTCCCCCTTGAGTAAAACCAATAATTTCATCACCTATTCGAATATTAGATATCTTCTTTGTCTCCCAGTTAGACATTAAAATAGGAGTTTCGGAAGGAGTACAAAATTCATAAGGCCCAAGAGTATTTTCAGTCTTTCTTAATTTATTTATAGGGAACTTATCAGGCCATAATGCTTCACCTTTTTTCCTAAAATCCTCATCCTCTATAGCAATTGCCGGAAACTCAATTAATGTCCATTTATCATATTCTTTTTCATTATTAGCCTCATCTTCTGCTTGTTTGGCAATTATTCTCCCGATAACATCATCAGTATGCCATCTTGTTCCAATCACAATAATAGCAGTATGACCTTCTTGCCTTGTATAAAAAGTTGACCTATACCAGTCCCATCGTGAGTCTCTAATTATATCTGATTCTGCCTCTTCTCTATTTTTAAAAATATCGTCAACAATTCCTATCTTAAAACCTTTACCAGTAATTGCACCACCAGCACCAGCAGCCATATATCCTCCGAGCTCCTCAGTCATCCATTTTCCTTTTGCTTGTGTGTCAGGTCTGAGTCTAGTTTTGAATATTTGTTTATAAGCTGAAGATTGCATTATTTCTCTAGTACCTTGTCCAAAGTCAACTGCAAGATCACCAGAATAAGAAGCGACCATAACAGGCCATTCGGGGTGTTTTCCAAGCATCCATGCTGGAAATTTCATTGTTGCCAGTTCTGATTTTCCGTGTCTGGGAGGAACTGTAAGGATTACTCTAGCATCTTCACCATTTTCAACCTTTTTAAGAACAGATTGAAAAATAATAGCCATAGTTTCATGAAACCAAGTATCTTGATATCTAGGATCAGTAGCAATCGAAAAATCAATCAGATTTTTCTTCGCTTGATGGATCACCATTGTCTTTTTTTCCATTGGCGATACGTTCTGCAATTCTGTCAATTTGTTTGTCATCAAAGTCATTTATTGGTTTACCATCACTTGTCTTATCAACTCTTTCTTTCATCCCATGGTTAGAAGAAAGGATAAGTTTAGCGATTGTTGGATTATAAGTTCCAGCCAACCCACGATCAATTAATCTTTGTCTTTGTTCATCAACAACTTTATCTAAAGCTATCTGAAATTTTTTATAATTTTCTGCCCAGTTATATAAAGTTTTCCTAGTAACTCCTATATGTTTAGCAAATCCCCCAACTGTAGGCAAACTTACTTTTAGTCTAGTATCATACGTTACATAACCCTTTTCATCATTTCTCATTTTCAATAATTTGATATTTCTATCTCTACATGAAGCAAGGTAGACATCAACTTCCTCAATATACTTTTCATCATATTTAAGACTATCAGTGTTCCCTTCTGAAAAAAGATGCTCCCTTGATTTTTCCTTTGGTTTTTCCATAATTTTATTATAACACAACTAAAAAATTAACCACTAGCAAGCCTCACACTTGGTCTTACTCCCTTTTTGTGATGAATAGTCTGTTTATAAAAACCCATTTTTTCCAACTCTTCAGTAGTCCAAAACTCACCCCATATATTTTCACTAGCATCCCATTTACCAAGTTGCCCAAAATGAATTAGAAAGGCTGCTGCCATTGCATTTGTTTCAGGATCATTTCTATCTGTATTTTTTAATTTTTTATAAAGTGCCGATCCTTTTCTGCTATTAAACCTAATTACATTTTTCCAAGTTTCATCAGTAAATTGGAAAAGACCAGTTGGATTCCCTGCTTCTTTCCCTTCTGGTGTTGTATTAACATTATCTGCAATTAAACTACTCTCTTGTAAAGCAATATCAAAAAGGAGCTCTGAGGGTACATCAAATTCATCTGATGCTTTTCTAATTGCAGTATCAACATTTTCCTTAGGTTTAGTTTTCTTAAATTCAGGGTTCCTACCAAAACCAGTATCTGCTCCTTTTTCTGATGGAGCAGTCAATAATTTCTCACCTTCTGCTATCAATCGATTTACTTCATCAGTCATTCCTTTTATTCCCTGAGGAGAAAGTAGTTTAGATTTTTTCCTTTTATTTATAACCTCAACAATATCATCAATTCTTTGTTCTATCTCATCAAACCTTTTTTGTTTTTCTGCAGTTACACCTCTTTCACCCTCTGAAGCCATCGCTTGAGGAGAAAGCTTAATTTTTGCTATCACTTCAACGGCTTTATTAAGCAAACTTCTTAGTGGCTTTAATCCCTTAATTACCTCTTTTTCTTTCAATTCTTCCAATGTTTTAGGCTCTTTAAACTTATTATAACCATATTCGTTAAGAATTTTAGTTTTAATTGCACTTTTAGCGTCCCCTCTTAATTTTGATTTACCTTCATCAGATAAATCTTTATATTTTTGATCTTTTTGAACCTCATCAAACCAAACATTGTAAGCTCGATTATAAGATTCATTAGCATCTTTAAATTTTTGTTCTCCAACCTGTTCTTTAAATTGCTTCATTTCTATACTTGTTTTTCTTTCCCAATTATCTTGGTATTTATAAGTAGAAACTCCGAAACCAACAAATTCAGAAATTGCTACACCTAAAATAGCTTCAAAAGCTTCATCTTTTACATCAATAACACTTTGAATAGAAAATGGAACTGCTGAATTAATAATAGATTTACCAAGATTAAAAGGTGCTCCCCCAAACATTGATCCCTTATAATAATCCCTAACTATTGAACTAATAGGAGCCAACCTATTTAAGAGAAGTGCATCCATAAATACATCTACTGCATCATCTTTACCAAATTTACCTGCTGTCAAATCTGTCCAATTACCTGCACTTGATTTTCTCCATATACCCCATTCTCCATCTTTACTTGTAGGAACAAGTCTAGCAGCCATAATGGCAATTGCCCTCATTCCGCCAGTAACATCTGTCCAGTGTCCAAAAATCTTAACTCTACCAAAATTTGTACTTCTTGGGTCTTCATCTACAGATTCAGGATCTAAAAACTTCGCCAACATCATAATTCCCGCAACATGACCAACAATACTAACCATATTTTTAGCGGCTTCTGCTCGTGCAAATTGCGTTCCTTTATTCCCTTTATCAATAATACCAGCCTTGGAAGCTAAATAAGTAAAAGGAGCAATTACAGTCTCAACATTACTCTTGAAAAATTTAGCTGACCATAATAAAAGATTCAATTGTCTTGCAAATACCTCACCTTTACCAAGGCTTCCCCTACCAGTTAAGGAACCAACCAAATGACCAGCACCTCTTGCCTGTTTAGGGTCAAGAGAGTTTATACCCTGTTTATCCATCTTTGAAATAAACATATCAGCTAAATCAGCCCTCATTCTCAATGCACCCCCACTGAACGCTGTCTCAGAAGCTTTAAATAGCCTTCCTAGCCCAGGAACCTTCTCAGGTAATGATGTCGGGAATATTTCCTCACTTAATACATCCAGTTGATAACCTCCAGCCTTATATTTACCATTTACGGCATTTGGTCGAGAATAAATATCAGCCTTGATGAAATCCATCGGATCAAATCCATCAATTTTTTTCCTTCTCAACTCCGCAGAAATATCACTAAATGATTTGACAAAATTCCTTGTCCAAATCCTTTTTTGTGCAGGAGTTCCATAAAGATTTTTAACTCCTTGCCTGCCAAAAAAACTGTCATCAATTGAAGACGCAACAGATTTAAATAAACCATTAAAAAATTCAGGAGCTTCTAAAATTGGATTGACTATTGCCCTTATTGGATCTTCTTTAAAAGAAACTCTTTGTCTTTTAGTTTCTAATTTCAAATCATTTACATAATTTTCAAGAGCCCTTTCTCTTAACCCATATTGTATTCTTGATGAATTTCCAATCCATTGTTTCCTTGTTGTAAGAGGATCTTCACTCCACTCAGGATGTTCTTTTAATTCTGCATCCCAAACCTCTTTTGTCCTCGTCCTCTCCTCAGATAATTGATTAATTGTTTTTGCTTCTTTAAAAGAAATATTTACTCCAAGTCTTGTCCTTACTAAATCTTCTTTATAAGCTTTAAACTCTTTTGGATCAAGAACCCCCAGCTCATTAAGCCTCTCAATTTTACTTGCTAAATCTCTTCTTACTTGAGGATTCATCCCAATAGCCCTTTTAGCCCAAGTTATATACCCTCGTTCTCTATTTTTTAATAAAAGTTTACTCTCATAAAGGGAATCTATATTAATAGCGTTTTCTGGATCAACAAATTTCTCAAACAAAGCCCTCCTTTTTTCACTACCTATATTCTCTATCTTTCTAGGATCTATTTCCCCTGATATAAGAGCTTCTCTAAACTTATTTAATTGATTTTTTGTAAGACACCACATATTATTTTTTTCCTTTCATTAACATTTTATTTCATTTAAAAACGTATTCCAATCACTTTTCGTTATTGGTTGTACTTCTTTATCCATTTTAGCAATTTCTGTTTTTATCTTCTCTTCTATTTTAACACCTCTCTTTTTTTCGTATGTTTCAACTCTAGTAGCCACAAGATTCTGCATTTTGACAACAGGGTTATCCGCCATTATTTTCTGCAAAATATTAATTTCTTGACCAAATCTTGTAGAAGTCAAACTAGCAATTTTAGTAGCAACATCTGTATCTATCGCCCCAAGTTCAACAAGGGCTGCAAATACAGAATTTTGTAGAAGTCCACTAGGAGGATCAATTTCTCCTCTAACAACCTTTAATGCCTCCTCAGTATTATTTGTTACATATTCGGCAGCCTTAGCTATTTGATCATCCTGATTCATCTGTCTATATTTTGTCAAACCAAGTTCTTCAGCATCTTCTGTTGTAGCAGTGTCCAAAGTACCTTTTAATCTTGATTGCAACCTAGAGATTTTTTC